AGCCCCACGGCGAGCGGCTGGCTGGACAGTTCAGCCCATCGCACCGCCTGGAGCATGGCGGCGGCTGTGTCGCGACTGGGGTCAGGCATGGTGGCGCACCTGCCGCAGCACCGCCAGCTCAGCCGCATGCTGCTGGAGCAGCTCAGCGGCGCGGGTTGCGGCGGGATCGGCAGAACACGCGGAATTCCGCGCAGAGAGCCTTATTTGTGCCACCACTTTCCTCACCTCTCCCTCAGCGGGTGGGATGGGGGTTGAGTCAGCAGTCATCCCTCCGACCTCCGCAGATTACTAAGCGCTCTCGTCAAATCCATCGAGGCTCGACGGACGGCGCCTGATGCCGATCGCTGAGCAGACATTCCCCATTGCGGGTTTTCTTTCACCAGCTCTTGGAGGGTGCGTGCCCGCTCCAGGAATCTCTCCGCCTCTTGAACGGCGTCTTGCAAGGTCTCAAGCCGCATCGGAATGCCCTGCGGCTGAAAGTATTGAATCTGGAACGTCAAAAATACCAAGACGCCCACGCATTGGACAGAAGTCCACAAGAGCAGGGTTCCTGAGCAAAGCACCGAACTTGCCATGAAACCATGGCGAATCTGATCGACTAACAACGCTGAAGATCTCGACGCTTCCGCAAATGCCGCCGCGCGGCAAATCCTGAAGGGTAGGTATGATGACACCAGTCGGCAAAAGCGGCTGTGAAAACTCAACAGCAGTAATGTATTCATAGCGTGTACAATTCTTAGAAGCATGCACCAATATTTGGCCTCTTTGCCAAATATACCAATCACGGTTTTCGATGTCCTTGTAACCATTGACAATCAACCATGCCCACGGTTGTCGAATTGACAAGGCTTTCATCTCTTTCCGTGATGAGGTCCGCGATGAGTCGCAGCCAGAACGGGTTGTTGTCAAAGACATGGCTTTCGGAGAGGGGAATGAGGACCCAACCGGAGAGCTGGGCGAGCGTGGTTTTCGTGATGTCTCGGGTGATGCCGCTGCCAGTGGAATGCCCACCAGCTCCTCCAACGCATCCGCCAGCCCCACGGCGAGCGGCTGGCTGGACAGTTCAGCCCATCGCACCGCCTGGAGCATGGCGGCGGCTGTGTCGCGACTGGGGTCAGGCATGGTGGCGCACCTGCCGCAGCACCGCCAGCTCAGCCGCCTGTTGCTGGAGCAGGGCGGCGGCGCGGCGCCATTCGTCGGCGTCAGGTCCATGAACAGCCTGTCGGTGGATCCACGCCACCAGCTCCCCCGCCTCCCCCTCGGCGGGCGGGGTGGGTCGTCCTGGCTCTTCGCGCAGTTGGCTGGCAAGCTGCGCGAGGCCTGCCACGGCATCCGTTGGCTCCATGTCGCCCCATGCCTCCTGCAGCTGGGTGGCCCTGGCATCCTGCCTGCCTTCCTCAGCGGACGGGGTGGCCTGACCATATGCCCATGCGGCGCGGGCACGTCGGAGCAGGCGAGCTCCAACCTGAACCTCTACCCCCTCCGCCTGGCACAGGTCGGCGATGTTGCCCCAGTCGCCATCGGGGCCGGGAACGTCAACTCCGATCACGGGCGGGCGAAGGTGCGGCAAGATCCGGTCCTGGATTCGAGACAGGAGGTTGTCAAGGCTGTCGGATCCGAACGCAGGAGCCCACCAGGTGGGGTTGCCGCCGAGGTAATCGCGGACCAGCTGGGCGCCGTCTGCATTGCCGGCATCGGGGCCGGTCTCGTAGGCCCCGGCGGGGGACAGCAGGGCATTCAGGTCTACCGGGGCAGCCGGAGCAGGCCGCATAGCCCGGTCAGCGGCGATGGCGGCGCGAAGGCCAGCTGCCGTGGCCGCTAGCTCCGCCTTCATGGGCGAATCGTCTATGTTCCACTTGTAGTAATAGTCGCGTTTTGCTGCGCCATAGATCCGCAGCAGTTCCTCATCCGTCAGCTCAGCCGACTTAGCCGGGGCGGGCCGCCCAGTCCGGTCAGCAGCGATGGCGCGGGTCTGAGCTATTGCCAGCTGCTCCCAGGAGTCGAGTTCATCCCACTGGCTGCACCGGTCTGCCTGGCTATTCCAGGCCTCGCGTAGATCCTGCTCCGAGAACGGGGCTGGAGTGATGGTGGCCGGCTCAGCTGTGGCAGCCGGGGCGGGGTGGTTGGTGGGGGTGGGGGTTGGGTCATCCATGGTGGCGCTCCTGCCGCAGCGCAGCCTCCACAGCCTCCCGCACGGCGGGCGGCACAGAGCGGGGGTTGGTTGGCGTCCACGGGCCACTCCAGCCGGTCGCAGGGTGCCACAGGCTGGTTATATCGACGTGCATTCGCTTGTCCCGCCCGTCTAGCTTCGGGCAGTGAAACGCCACGCGGGTGCAACTGGGCGGATCGTTGCGCCGGGGTGTGTCCACGGTAACCGTCCAGAGACGACCCAGATGGTCTGTGTCCTGGTAAAGGACTGTCATGAATGTTGATGCAATGGGGTAAGGCCCGGAGTGACCGGGGCGGGTGCCGAGGATTCCTCGGTGGCTGGGGGTTAGCTGTTGTAAGCGGCGCCAGAGCGCAGCCGGTCGTAATGACGGCGGCCTGGCAGGTCCCGATCGGGCGGAACCTGGACGAGAAAATATGAATCCATCGGTTGCGGGCTTCCCTCGTCATTTTCACGGTAAAGCTGCCGTTCTTCGACAGCATTAAGGCGGGTACCCGACCAGGTTAGGTAGTCCCATTTCATTGACCCGTTGGAAGATTGCATGTCCAGGATTGATGCGCAGTATTCCTGCTCATCACGCGGTAAAAACTTGCGCATCGCCTCCGCAGCCGCAATGGCCGCCCAAAAGGCTTGACGCTCCGGGTCGGGCTGATCGCCATTAAGGCCTCGATGCACGCTAGACTGCAACTCCGCTAGGAATCCGTTGTAGATCGGAGCAAGTCCCGCAAACACTATGAACTGTTCGCGGTTGAGAGAGTACCAATCGCCGGGCTGATGGTTGGGGAAATCGTTGGTCATGACTGTTTAGGGGTGGTGGTGAAACGGTTGCCGGATGGGCTCCGGCGGGCCGTGGAATCAAGCCGCCAACAGCTTGTCGACGCGGTATCGCGTGATGCCCAGCCGCTGGCCGATGCGGGCCTTGCTCCAGCCGGAGCGGTGCCAGCGGCGAGCCCGGTCCCGATCGCTCTCGGTAAGCCAGGATAGAAACACGATTGGCATCACCAGGATGGTGACGATTGCCAGGAAAATGACGGTGAAAGACATAGCAGTGAACGGTGGAAGAATGTTGGGGCCTTGCACCCCATCGGCTCCTTTTCGGTAACCCGGTAGTTCAGCTGTTCCCGGGGGCTCGCTCCTCGTGGCTGTGGCCGGGGTGCGTGCCAGCCGCCCCATGGACTCATCATCACCACGGGCCCGCCACCATGGGGTCGATCAGTCACAATCCTTAACAATCTGACCAATCTTTATTCCAGGCCATAGCGCAATGGGGTGAAGCGGTCATTTGCAGCCCCTCCAATCGTGCGTGGTTGGATCGCAGCCGGCCACCAGCTGTAGCGCCAGCGGCTGGGCCTGCGGATTGATGCGACGCCGCCCCTGGTCGATCAGCCCGTAGGGCATCCATGCGAGGGCGGTCATCAGCAGGCCCCAGGCGAGAATGAGTCTCATGGCTGGGGCTGCTCCAGCTTCTCGATTAGCCGGTTCAGATACCAGCGGGCCTTTTGGGCATCCTCCAGCGCGTTGCCCTTGTGCCAGAGGCGCAGCAGGTACTTCAGCACCTGCCACTGCAGACCACCGAGCACCGGCCATGGGGCATGGGCAACGGTCTGCTCGATCACGTCGATGGATTCGATGGGGCCGGCGTTGTAGTGCGCCGGATGGTTGATGAGGTCGTCGGTCATGGTGGATGGTGGGTTGGTGATCAGGAAGCCGTCGAACTCATCAGCCCGGCTTACAAGTTCGGTGACGGGCAGCGCATCACCTGGGCTTACATGTCAATGATGCAGTGATCACCGCACCCCGGCGCCGGCGAGGAGCGCTGGGCTTGCGTGGCGGCTCGGTCTTCATCTCTTCCGCCACCTTGCCCCAGGCCTGGATCCGATCAGGCGCCATGGCCTGGCCAGGCTGCAGCGCGGCGAACTCAGCGTCCCAGACCTTGGCAAAACCTTTGGCGCGGTCCAGGCTGCCCATGCAGTTACCTATGGCCATGCCGGTCGGGATGTGGGTGAGGTTCCAAAGCCCTTGGACTTCCTGGAACGTCACTTCCCCGTCGTCATCGATGCTGAGAGGCTTGTGGATGGCGATGCCTTTGCCGGCCCAGTGCGGTTTGATCTGAATCGTGCGTTTTTTCAGGCGGATCGGAATGGTGCGGGTCATAGCTCAAGCCACCAACTCGTAGTTACCCAGCTCAGCAGTAGGGACAATGCGCCACACACTGGCGGTATCCCATACTGCATCCAAATCAAGCTTGGCACTGCGTGCAGCGTCGTAGGTGGGAAACTCAGCCGATGCATCACCGTGCTGATCAGTCCAGCCGTGGCGGGTGCGGCGAATCAATGTGTAGGTCATTGCGGAAAACGAAGAGGGAAGGGGGGGGCCCGCGTTGGCGGGGAACGGGCGGGGCGGTGCGCCCGTGGATGAATCATCAGCCACTCAGCCTGCTCCGTGACCGATCAGTAACAATCCTTCACACATTCGTGGGAGGGTGGCAGGCTATGGTGGTCATGCAGACAACGAAGTGGGACGCAACCCCCCGGCACTAACGCCGGGGGGTTTTCTTTTTAGAACGGTGGATCGTTCGTCGCCCAGCTAGGCGCCGCAGGAGGCGCTGGAGGGGCTGCAGCTGGAGCTGGAGCCGCAGGCTGGGACGATGACTCCCACACCGGCGCAGCAGCAGGAGGCGCCGCCGGCACCTGGCCTTGGGCCGGATGTGGCTGCGTCGCCTGTGGAGGGGCCACTGCAGGGGCCATAGCCTGCTGCTGACCTAGTGCCGCGGCCGTCGCCTCAGGCGATCCGTCGTTGACGGCATCGCACAAGACCACGAGCTTCATCTTCTCGTCGCCCGTCTGGCGGTCGATCCACCGGTCGATCCGCACCCGGCCAACAACCAGCACCATGTCGCCCCTGTGGAACTGGTTGGCAAATGCCTCGGCCTGTTCGCCCCAGAGTTCCAGATTGAACCAGTCAGGTTGTGTTCCGTCGTCGCGTTTCGCGTCGGCGGGATTTACCGCCATGCTAGCGCTAGCAACGATCTTGCCGGATTTGAGATACTTAATCTCGGGATCCTTGCCCAGGCGTCCCCTGAAGTGATGCAGTTCGGCGCGAATGATCGCGGGGATAATGTCTTGTGGATTCATGATTGTTGTTGAGATTGAATGTTGTCGGGATTAGTCCAGTCAGAAGCCAGCCTTTCGCATGCCTCAATTCCCTCGATGGGATACAAAACCTTGCCTTGCAGTCGGATGAACGGCGGGCCTTGGCCTGTATGCCGCCAGTTGGCCAGCGTCTGGCGTTTTCGGCGCCAGCGGGTGGCGAGCTCGGCGCTCGTCAGGAATGGGGCCATTCCCTAGAACAAATCGGCTGGCTCAACCAGCTCGGGTTGCCGCGGTTCGTCGGCAGCTGGGCTGACGACCTCAGCCTCAGCCTCAGCCTCAGCCTCAGCACCAGCCTCAGCCTCTGGTGCTGGTGCTGGTGCTGGAGTTGCAGACGCGGCAATCTGGCGGTTGAGATCGGTGATCACATCCAATGGTTCCAGCTGCCCCGCAGCCGCGCCCACGGTGACAGCCTGCACAGTGCCGCCGTCGGTCTCGTTGTCGCGTTGCAGCACCTGGTCTAGGTCGGTGCTGCTGGGCAAATATTTGGCGAGCCGACGGATCACCTTCACCCGCGCCATTTCGTCCCAGTCGGTCACCCATGGGCCATTGTTCGCCGATGGGCTGCGCATCCGGATCTTCTCCACCTGGGCCGTGCTCATCACCTCTCGGAAGGCACCGCCATCGATGGTGCGGGCGATGCAGTAGACCGCCACCGGCTTGCCGCGATCGTGCAGGATATTGGGCTTGTGGTAGATCCGCTCGTCGTCGCCCAGCTGGTAGTCGAACGTATCCTTCTCGTAGACCACATGAGCAGCGATGGTGCTGATCTGGCCAGACTGGCGGACTTTCTTCAGGATGCCGGCCACCATCGGCATGTATTGAGTTTTGTTCTTGTAGATCACCAGGACCGCCTCGCGGCCATCAAGCAGCAGGCCGTCTTGGGCGGCATTCATGCAGGCCCCCAGCAGGCTGCGGCGATCGGTGCGAAGCAGATTCGGATTCATGCCAACGGCGGTGATGGCCGTTCGCACAAACCGCTCAGCCGGGATCTGTGGCGGCAGGACGGCTGCAAACTCCTCTGCCATCCGCTGCAGATCGTGCCGCACCTGGGCGGTGAGCTGGGCCTGTTGGGTCTGCTGTTGAGTGGTGAGATTGGTCATGGCAGGAAGTCCTCCCGGATCTCCCGGGGCGATGGGAACTTGGGTTTAAAGCTGGACTGGTCACCTACGACGCAGCTGGGCTGATCCTGCGGCTGCGGATCTGGGGCGGGTGGGGGTTCTTGATCGCCGCGGATCAGCCGACCGCCCGTGGGCTGCGGCTTGATCGGCGAATCTGGGTTGCGGAATCCCTCAGCTCTGATCAGGGGCTGGCGCTGCCAGGGCTCATGTGCCCGTGCCTTGGCGCGGAGAGCAATGGCTGCCTGACGCCGCTCAAGCGCTGTCCTGCAGATCCAGCCGATCAGCAACCCGCAGGCAGCGGCGGCAACGTTGTCGAGATCAATCACGGGGGCTCCTGGGTGGGTTGTTGGTGTCTTCCTCCAGCGCATGACGCACCTGCATGTTCTGCCATCTCCAGTAGCGGATCAGGTCAGCTGTTAGTGGCTGTTGTGGTGGGTTGGTGCTACGCCGGCGGCGGCGGCGGCGGCGAAGGTGGTAGTCGAGCCAGTAGGACTGACGCCGCTCAAGCGCTGTCCTGCAGATCCAGCCGATCAGCAACCCGCAGGCAGCGGCGGCAACGTTGTCGAGATCAATCACGGCACCACCCCGGCAGCTCGATCGGATCCTGCACCAGGTCGCCATAGCCTGGCCACACACCGCTGGCCCAGCACGGCGCTAGCAGCGCCATCGCGGCATCGATCCGCCGCTGACCCGCAGCGATCATGCCGCCGCTGGCGGGATAAACCGCGACGGCGAACGGCCGCACGTTCTCCACCGCGATGGTGATGAACTGCTCGGCCCCCAGCGCGGTCTGGTTCCATGCTGCCTGCACGTGGTAGTCCAGGTTGCTGATTGTCTTAGCGAACTCCGCCCTTGAGGCGTCGCGGGTGGTCTTCACGTCCACCACGATCCGCCGGTCCTCGCTGTGCCAGTCCGGTCGGGTCTTGCACTCCAGGCCTGTTTGCGGATCGGTCCAGGTGTAGCTGGCCTCCCGCCGGCCTGGCATGTCCAGCAGGAACCGTGCCGCCGGGTGCTTCCGCACCGCATCGGCCATTCGCCGCACCTGGTCCGCGTCATCGGGGCTCAGCAACAGCTTCCCGGTAGATGTTCGGTCAAACTCAATCCACCAGTCGCGGCGATCGCAAGCCTCTAGCCATGCGTCGTGGGCGCGGGTGCCGGTACGTGTTGGTTTAATTAGCTGCTTTTCGGTAGGGCGGCTTGGTGAGTCGGGGGGCTTGACAACTACATTGCTGTCCCATAACTCCGGCTCAAGCACAGCAGTGTGCAGCGCCGTGCCTTTGATCATCTGAGGCGTTGGCTCCCGCTTCTCGCGGTCGTCCGCCAGGAACTGGTCGTAGTAATGAAAGGGAGACCGGTTAAGCACCTTGATCTGGCTGGGAGAGACCGCCTGCAACGCGTGGTAGGCCTCGTTCGTAAGGCCAGGGTGATAGGTGAGATCAGGGCTCATGATGCAACCTCATTAAAAGCCCATTCGCCACACCAATCGCTCGGTTCGACTTCAGGCCATCGTAATTCATGCTCGCCTGCTTCAGGGGGACGACGACAGCAGTACAAAGTTTGGCGAGGCCATGAGCACTGAATTGCGTAATAACAATTTACGCAACATTGATCGTTTTTTGGTAGCTTAGCCATTGGCTGGCGCCTCGCGAGTTAGAATAGGAATGATGCGGCACTCGGCGATGTAGGTTGTGCCGAAGAAGTCGCCGATGTTTTTTTGTCGCCGCAGCGCAGCTTGCAGCGTCGTCTGACCGTTAATGCAGCGCGGCCAGGTGATCGACTGACCGTCATTGCCGGGGTTATCGTTGCTCACCACCACCAGGTAAAACGACTCTGCACCCATGCGGAGGGGTTCGGGGATCCCCGGCGCGGCTGGGGTGGGTTCGGGTTCGGGGGTTGGTGGGGTCCAGTTGTACGTATGGCGCCAAGGCCAGCCTGGTGTCACGTCGTTCCATTTTTCATACTCCCAGTCTTCCAGGTTGAGCCTAGGTGTAGTGCAAATGAGCACATCGCCATCACCATCAGCATCCGCCTCAGTAGGCGGGCGGTCGGTGATCCAGGATTTTTCAGGCATGGGCATGAATGTCGTGGGACAGCTTCGACCATACCGGCTTCCCTGGCCATACTCCCGCGTACCGAGGCATACTGTTACATACCTTCACAATGCAGTGATTTGGCGGGATAATCTGCCATCGTTGTCAGACCATCAACCCCCTCAATGACTGCCTGATGTTCACCCTGCGACCAGACCAACAAAGGTTCATTGACCTAATCTCCGAATCCATCGCAGCTGGCCATCGCCGCATACTGGCCCAGGCGCCAACCGGGTTCGGCAAAGGAATCGTGATCGCCAACCGGGCGGCTGTAGCCGCCGCCAAAAGCCGCCGCGTCATGGTCATCGCCCACCGCGAGGAAATTGTCTCCGACCTCTCGGACAGGATCCACCGGTTTGGTGTGCCCCACGGCATGGTGGCCGCAGGGAGGCGGATGGACCTCAGCCATCGGGTGCTCGTCGCCTCGATCGACACCCTGATCCGCCGCTTCGATCAGCTCCCCCCGCCAGACGTCATCCTCCAGGACGAGGCGCACCACCTGGTCGACGGGAACAAGTGGGGACGGGTCATCACCACCTGGCCCCGCGCCTTCCTCCTAGGCCTCACCGCCACCCCAGAACGCCTCGACGGCCGCGGCCTCGGCGCAGGCCACGGCGGCTACTTTACCGATCTCGTTCTTGGTCCACCCGCCAGCTGGCTCACATTCCCGGGCCTCGAATGGAAGGGGCTCACCTCCACGGGGGGCCTGTTGTCGCCGCTGCGCGTCTTTCTGCCCCCGGCCATTGATCTCTCGTCCATCGCCCCCAGAGATCGCGACACGCGGCGGGGTCTAGATGCAGCCGGTGAGATCCTCCGGCGCAGGCAACACATGGGCGACGTCATCAGCCATTACCAGCGCACCATCGCCCCCCATCACATGGGCACCGCCTTGTGCTACGCCTCCTCGCTGCGCCATGCCGGAGACCTGTGCAACACGTTTCGCGAGGCCGGTATCGCCGCCATCGTCATCGACGGTGAGACCGACAGGGCTATTCGACGACAGGCCTTCCGCGATCTGGGCGACGGCAGCCTGAAGGTGTTGATCAACCGAGACATCGCCGGCGAGGGCACCGACGTGCCATCCGTCACCGGCGTCATCGTGGACCGCACCACCAACAGCCTTGCCCTGCACCTGCAGATGCTCGGCCGAAGCCTCCGCACTGCCCCAGGTAAGGAGTTTGCGGTTTGTAACGATCACGTCGGCAACATCGGCGACGCCCAGGGCAACACCAACCTCGGGCTTCCCACCGACCCCCGCATCTGGTCCCTAGAGGGCAGACCGAAACGCCAGACGGCATCGGTTGACGCAGAACCCCACCGCAACTGCCCGGCATGTTTCGCCCGGGTGCCGGCCCGCCTGGCCAGCTGCGACAGCTGCGGCTTCCTGTTCCCGCCGCCGCCACCCGCTGCAGAGCTGAAGCAGGTTGACGGTGATCTGGTTGAGTTCGATGCTGAGGCACAGGCCAAGGCTGCTGCCCAGAAGCAGCGGATCCAGGAAGAGCGCGACTGCCAGTCCCTCGATGACTTCGAGTCCCTCGCCCGCGCCAGGGGATACAAGGCAGGATGGGCCCGACGCCGATGGAACCTTCGTGAGAAGCGCCGCTTCGCCCCTGAAAGCCGGAGCCCCAGCTGGCGGCAGCTCAGCGCCAGCTGGCCGGACCCGTGGGCGGACGCCGGTGCGACGCTCCAGTGAGACCGCCGGCGTTCTCAGGCCCATCATTGACAGCCTCTGCCGCGGCGCCACACGCCTCTGGAGGAACAACGTCGGCATGCTCTTCGACCGCAACGGCCGGCCTGTGGCCTTCGGTCTCGGCTCATGGGGCGGGGAGGTGGTCAGCGGGCCCAGCGACGCGATCGGCCATCACACCATCACCATCACCCCCGACATGGTGGGCCGGCAGGTTGCGGTGTTCGTTGCCATCGAGGCCAAGGACCTTGGGAAGGTCATGCCTGCTCAACGCGCCTTCCTGTTGGCTGTCCACCGCGCTGGCGGGATCGCTGGCGTCGCCCGATCCGTAGACGACGCCCGCCGCATCCTCACCCAAGGCCCCTGGCTCCCACCAATCGGCATGTAAAGGTCTGTTACAGCCCTAGCCTCTGCCAGCGGGGACGCCTTTACCGTCAGGGTTGTTCATCAGCCTTGAATGTCTCTCTCACCAAAACAATGCTTGGCGCAGCTTCGCGTGTTGTATCGCGATGCATTTAAGGTTCAGGATTTCGACGACAATTCAGTTTTGCTTTGGGCCAATAACCCAGAGCTTTGGGCCGAACATCAGATCCGCTATCGCGGCTGGGGCTATCACGCTACTGAGGCAGTCGTTCGCCACTGCAGAACGCTACGCAAGCGTGCAGAAATCGCTGTCTATGCATCTGCACCAGCCCCAGCAGGTACAGACATGCGCGAATGCTGCATACCTACAGAAGAGGCATTATCTGATGTCTGACTCTGATCTTATCGAAGGTCCGGCATAGCCAACCTATGCAATCCCTCCTCGAACAGCTCCAGGCGCTACCCGACGCCTGGGGCCTGGTTGCTGTCGGCAGCAACAAGCGGCCTTATCTCGACGACTGGCAGCACCAGCCGCTCGACAGGGCTGCGGCAGCCCAGCAGATCATCACCGGCACCCTGATCGCCGACCGCCAGGGCAATGAACGCCTGGTCAAGGCCAGGGCCATCGGCGTGCTTGCCGGCCCCGCATCAGGCGGCCTGCTGTTCGTCGATCACGACGGCATCAGCGCCACCGAGGTACTCGAGCGCATCGGCGCACCCCTGCGCGACCTGCCTAAGTCCATCGCGGTGACCAGTGGCCGCGACGGGCGGTTCCAGATCATCTACCGGGTGCCAGAGCAGTTCTGGCCCGCCATGGTCGGACGGCGGGTCATCAAGTCCGGCAAGACCGACCCTGAAGGCAATGCCGAACAGCTGGAGCTGCGCTGGGCTGGTCATCAGTCCGTGGTGATCGGCGCTCACCCCACCACCAGCGGTTACCGCTGGCTCAAGGGCCGTGCCCCATGGGAGCAGGCCCTCGCCGATGCGCCCATGGTGCTGATCGAGCAGCTGCTGGATCAGCCGGAGCCTGAGCTCACACCACTCCTGACACAGCAGCAGCCCGCAGCTCCGCCACCGAGCGGGGGGGGCACCATCCCACTGCTGGAGTTCATCACCCGCGATTCCCGCGCCCTCATCGAGACCGGCGGCACACCAGGGAGCTGGAACGACGACCAGCTCGCCCTCAGCCTCGATGTGTGCGGCACAGAGGCCTGGATCCTCGCCCATGGTCACAGGCCCGACATCTCCGCCCGCGAGGCCTTCGAGCTCCACATCACGGCAGCCAAGGCCCAGGCCCGCGACTTCGACGCACGCAAGGCCTGGCATCGGTTCGACGGCGCCCTCGCACGCAACCCCACGCCAGGCACCCCAACCGACAAGCTCCGCGACCGCCTGCGCTTTCACACACGCCATTCCAGGCCACTCCTGCCGCCCCCGCCGCGCACCACGCCGGGGACGCCAGCGGCAGCAGATCAGCCGTACGCTCCGGCCCTCGCCAAACCCACCAAGTTGGAGGCGGGGGAGCTCCTCGCCATGCTCCGGATGCAGGCCCAGGGGGGGCGCATCCGCTTCAACACCTTCTCCCAGCAGCTGGAAATCGACGGGGGGGTCATAGAAGGCGCCGAGCGCTTCTACCTCCGCCTCGCTGAGCAAGGTTTCAAGGTCGCCAAGGACTTGGCCTTGGACTGCCTGGTGCAGGTCGCCCGCGAGAACCCCTACGACCCCGTGGCGCTCTACCTCGACCACGTGGCGTCCACGGTTGAGCCGATCTACATCGGTGGGCTCGCAACCGGCTATCTCCGCCCTGAAGACGCTGCCGCTGGTGGTGGGCCCACCCTCTACGACCACATGTTGCGCTGCACCCTGATCGGTGCCGTCCGGCGCGTGTTCGAGCCCGGCTGCAAGCACGACACCGCCTGCGTCCTGATGGGTAGCCAAGGGGCCCGCAAGAGCTCCTTCTGGTCAGCCCTGGGCGGCGCCTTTTTCTCGGATGCCCTCGGGGACATCTCCAGCAAGGACGACCTCATGGTGCTCCACCGCTCATGGGTGATGGAGTGGGCTGAGCTCGATCACCTGATGAGCCGCAAGCACGCCGGCCAGATCAAGTCCTTCCTCAGCCAGTCCACAGACCTCTTCCGCGTCCCCTACGGCAGGGCCACCGAGGCCTTTCCCAGGCGCGGCATCATCGTCGGCTCAACCAACAGGAGCACAGGCTTCCTGGTGGATGACACCGGCAACCGCCGCTTCTGGGTCATCCCCATCACCCGCACCGAAGCCGCGCCCATCGACACTCCCACCCTGCTGGCCGAGCGTGACGCCATCTGGTCTGCTGCAGTCCACGCCTACCGGGCCGGGGAGGACAACTACCTGCCGCCCGAGCTGGCACAGCAGGTCACCACCGAGAACGAGACCTACCTCATAGCCAACCCTTGGCAGGCGCCCATCCAGGCCTGGCTCAAGGCCCCCGCGAACTCCGGCAAAACCATCACGTCCGAGCTCTTACTGACCGAGGCCATCGCCAGACCGATCGAGCGGCAGACCCGTGCCGACCAGATGCAGGTTGGACAGATCCTGCGCGAACTCGGGTTCATCAAGCGCCGCCAGCTTGTCGACGGCAACCAGAAATGGGTATTCCAGCGAACATAATGCCAACCTGTTGCTAACCTCCAACCTGAGGTTGGCAACCCCAAATCCCTTGCGCTGCAAGGGCTCTTCTATCCTTTCTAACCTTTCTAACCTAAAGGAAATAAAAGAAGAGAAGGGGGGGGAGAGGGGTATATGGGGGTGTTCCAGGAAACTCTTGGGAAAAGGTTGGCAACTGCAAGGTTGGCAACCTTTTCCCGCCTGGACCCGCCGCAGGCCCCTGCACTAGGCTCAGCCCATGACCACCCTCCACGTCGACACCAGCCAGGTAGACGCCGCACAGCAGGCCCTGCTGCGCACCCTGGGGCAGTACGAGTGGGTGCTAGCCCGTGCCATGACCAACGCGGCCAAAGAGGCCAAAGGGGCCGTCCAGCGCGAAATCCTCCCGCTGATCCAGGGAGGCCCAACCGCCTGGACCCGCCGCGGCTTGATCGCCACCTTCGCCAACCCCCAGCGATTGGAGGTGTTCGTGGGGTTCCAGCACGGCGATGGCAGCGGCGTTGACCTCGGCGCATTCAGGTCCAAAGGCGGCGGCACCCCAGCTGGCCGCTACATGGACCTCGGAGCTGGTGGCGGACCACGGCGCACCAAAGCCACTGAGGAGCGCCTCAGGCGGGCTGGAGTGCTCCGAGACGACCGATTCATCACCCCTGGCCCTGGCGTGCGCCGTGACGCACGCGGGAACGTCTCAGGGCCCGCTTATCAGCAGATGCTGTCCCGCCTCAGGGCAATGGGCGCTGAAGGCTCAGGCCAGGATGCCCCTAGAGGGCCAGGCTCTCGCGGTCGCTCGGCAGCCAAGCGCCGCCAGTTGGATACGTTCGCCATGCGGTCCTACGGCCTCTACAACTCCCGTTGGGATCCAGGCGCGCCCGTTACAGGGATCGCCTACCGCGTAGGTGATGGCCCACAGGGCGGCACCGGCAAGGGCAGCGGCAACCCTGGCAGGCCTCAGACGGTCGGGTATCGCCGGGGCTTTGCAATCGCCTTCAACGTGGTCAGGCAGCCGCGCTACGAAGCTCGCTTCCCTGTTGGTGACGTCGTTAACCGCTCGTTTCGTGATCAGTTCCCGATTGTGTTTCAACGCGCCTTCGATGCGGAAATCGAACAGCAACGGCGACGCGGGCGGTTGTGATAGGCCCCCGCTTTTTGGGTCCCTCTGGAGTTATTGATTTGAGGGTATATTCGAAC